CGCCTTGCCATTTGCCGACCCAGTCCACCGTGGCGACGGGCTCCATCTCCGGGTCGATCGTGCCCACGACGTCACGGCCGGTGATCCGGATCGCGGCGTAGCCATCTGCAGAGTTGACCGAAGGCGGCATGGACACCTGGTTCTGCAGGTCCATGGTGATATTGGTGACCACACCAGCGTAGCTGTCGATCACGAACGTGGCGTTGACCGTGACCGGCGGGATGACGGTCGAGAACACGCCCTCGATGATCGCCGAATCGGTCGGTCCGGCGATGTGCCCGATCATGTTGAAGGACAGAACACCGTGCTTGCCGGCCTCGGCCGCCATGCTCAAGTTGCCCCGGCACCCGGTCAGGGCGTAGAGCGTGCCGTCCTCGTAGAACTTGATCGTGCAGGACTCGATGCCGCTGCTCACGGGAGCATAGGAGACCGACGTGGACGCGGTGATGGTCTCGTCCAGGCCGCAGGCGCGCAGCAGGTCGCCGAACTCCGGGGCGGTGCCGGCCGTGCCGGAACCAGCGATGGGCACGTCGAACGAGATCGCCGCGAGCGAGCCGCCGTAGATGTGTTTGAGCGTGCCGAGCGACCCCCTGTGCGCGGAACGCTCGTGCATGCGAGCGCCCTCGGACAGATTCAGCTCAACGTTCTCGGCACGGACGACATCGTTCACGCCGGGCTCGGAGTCGGTCCCGTAGGTGTCCTCGATCTTGACCGTGAGAAGGCTACGCTTCACCAGCATCGGAATGCTCCTTCGTCTCAGGGGCCTTCGGCTGTGGCGCCTTCGGCGGATTGTTCTGCTTCTGCCCGCCCTTCCGGGTTCGGACAGCCTTCCGGGTTTTTTCGCTCATGCTGCAGTCTCCAGGCTGGCGACAGTGGTTCGCAGATGGACGCGCCAGCTCGTGCGCACGGCTGCTGCGATCAGGTCCGCCGGCTCGGTCTCCGGCTCATCCATGCCCAGCGCGTCGAGCTGGATCACACCCGCTACGCCGAGCGTGTAGTCGTCCTGCAAGCGCTCGTGGACTTGGGCGTAGATGCGCATCATCGCGTCAAGCCAATCGTCAGTGCGTGCGTTTACGTGGATGTCAACGTATACGTCCTGGATCCAGTCGAGCCGGCTGTATACCGTCTGCCCCTCATCGGAGGGTGTCGCGACCGGGCCGAGACGAACGTTGACCCAGGTCGTCGGAACCGATGCGTCAGGAAGGGGACGGCGATCGATGGTCATCGGGCGCACGCGGTGTCGGTAGACCCGATCCGCGGCATCCGTGTTCACGCCGATCGCGAGAACGAACGCCTCGAGGACGGTCTGGAAGCGGTTCACGGGTACACCTCGCGATCGTGCTCAAGGATGACGTCGACCTCGCCGTCCGCGTCCCTCTGGAAGTCGACGATCACGTACTCGCCGTCAGAGCGGACGATCAGGTCGCCGATGCGCATCCCCGACGCGTCTGACTCCTTCGCCTCGATCCAGGTCTGAAGCGAGGACTGCATCGAGCCGCCTACGTCGGACTCGACCCACTCGCGGCGGAAGATCGCCGCGATTTCGCTCTCGGTGCCCGCGGCTGACCGATGAACGACAGTCCCCCCAAGCGCATCGATTATCGTGGCGGTCACAGTGACCGCGTCGTCCTCGAAGGTCATGGCAGGGTCTCGAATAGATGGGGGCCGAAGCCCCCGGTCGATCAGGCCACCGTGTTGGGGCCGACGTTCAGCTTCACCTTCACGAGCTCGCCGGCGGCCGAGGCCGTCTTGGTCTCCATCGAGATGCAGCCGAGGCTCAGGTCACCGGTTGCCGCGGTCGCCGAAGCGTCGTCCGCGTAGCCCGCGCCGCTGTTCGCGGACACGTCCCACACGATCGGCTGACCCGTGACGAAAGCCGCGCCGTTCACTGCCGGAAGTTCATAGACGCCGGCGATTGCCACCGGGCCGACTGCGCCGTTGGCAATGTCGGTCACTGCGACGCCGAGCAGGCGGCCCACCACGACCGGCTGGCCTGCGGTGAGCGCCGAACCGGCGGTGACGCTGATGACGTTCCCGTCCTGCGCATACTTGGAATTTGACATCTCGTGTTACTCCTGAGTTTCTGTTGCGGGTGAGGCGGGCCGCCGCTATGGATGCCCGCCGTTCAGATCGTCAGATCAGTCACCCGGGTCCTTGTAGAGGCCGCGGTGATCGAGCGCCTTCGCCGCGGCATCGATGCGGACCTTGAAGCTCACACCGTCCGACGTGAACGCGTCCACGCGCTCCATGTACGGGGCGTCCACCCCATCCAGGAAGGCGATCTCGATCGTGTCGAACCGAGACGGGTCTGCAGCCATGTACCAGGCTGCGGGGTCGTCCGAGTCGAAGCGCGAGTCCGCGAGAACCTCGAACGTGCCGGCCACGTAGTTTGGCCGCCGGCTGTTGTTCTGGCTGGCAGCGATCTCGGTCTGCGAATCGCGGACGACGCTGGCGATACCCTCGAGAGCGACCGGACCGATCCAGTAGCGCGGGGGGATGTTCAGGCGGCCGTTGCCGCTGGCATCGGTCTGCGTGCGCATTGCAACCCGCCCTGCGTCGATCGTGGCGGTCGAGGGAACGGTGCCCGCGCTCGCCAGGTTCGAGTGGCCGCTGTCGAACAGAGCGATGCCGTCAGCCATGTTGGCATTGGCGGTGAGCACGGCGGCGAACAGGTCGCCGACCTTGCGGCGCGCCGCGCGGCCCATCGTCTCCGGGACCCGCGTGAACGCATCTAGGTCGTCGTTGATGATCGCCTGACGGTTGATCGAGAACAGCTTGCCGAACGTGGCCAGCACGATGTCCTCGCCGTAGTCGCCGATGTCGCCCTGCGTGTACTCGCCGGACGGCTTCACTTCCTCCAGGTCAGAGAACTCGGTCATGCCGACCCGCTTGGCGGTCTTGAAGTCCACGAGGGACCCGATGCGGGCCGCCATGGGATAGATCTCGACCTGGTTCTCGTAGCCCATCAGCATCGACTTGTTCGCCACGTCGGCGAGCAGCGAGTCGAAGGACGACTGCGAGTGACGGAACGCAGTGTTAACGATCTGAGTGCGATCCATTCCGGACATCGAAACACCGCCGAGCGACAAGCTGTGCCGCGCCAGATCGAACAGCGAGAACGCCCGGAACTCGTTCGACTGATCGTCGCGCTGACCGAATCCGGCACGAGCCACGAGCGCCTTGAATGCGCCGTTCCGGAACTTGTCGATCGCGTCCTCGATGATCACGGCACCGCCCACGGGGCCGGGCTCGGGCTGGGTGCGGGCCTTGGCCAGCGCCTCGATCACGACGTCCTTGGCGGCCTCCACGGTGACGTCCTTGAGGATGCAGTTCGCCATCGAGTCCTTCATGCCCTCGATAGAGAAGTGGGGCTCGAACAACGCACGGATGCCGTCACGGCGCGCGCGTTCTTCGCCCTTTGCTGCTTCGACGGCATTGGTGATCGCCGCCTGATTCGTTTCGGGGTCCATAGGACCTCCTTTCTTGTGATCGGCGGCGTCCGCCGAGTTGCTGGAAACCGGCGCGGAGGCCGGGCTAGAACTGCCAGCGGATGCCGGCGGTGCTTCGGTCGGCGGTTCGCCGGCCTTCAGTTGCTCTGGGAGCGAGCCGAACTTGCCCTGGAGGTCGAACTGGCGTGCGCACGCAGCTACGTCTACCTCGGGAGCGTCCAGAATCACGTCGATCAGGCCCATCGCCAGAGCCTCGTCGGCGGTCAGCCACGTCTCCTCGTCCATCATGCGGACCAGCTCTTCCTCGTCGACATTCGCGCGAGTGAGGTAGATCGAGATCAGCTGAGCTTTCACCTTGTCCAGCAGGTCGGCATGCTTGCGCATGTCGGCCGCGTCACCGAATGCGCCAGAAGCGGGGTTGTGAATCATCATCAGTGCGTTTGGCGCCATGGCGATCTGATCGCCCGCGAGAGCAATCACCGATGCCATGCTTGCCGCTATGCCGTCGATGTAGACGTCGACGCGGCCTTGGTGCGCCTTCAGCGTGTTGTAGATCGCCAGGCCGTCGAACACCGAGCCACCAGGCGAGTTGATGTGCAGATCGATCGCCTCGCCCTCGTGGTCCTTCAGAGAGTCGACGAACTGCTGAGCGGTGACGCCCCACGCGCCGATCTCGTCGTAGATGTAGACGGCGAGGGCCTGCAGCATTGCGCTGATCGAGAACCACGATTTCTTTCCGTCACGCATCGTCTTCTTCCTCTTCTTGGACCGAATTCGTTGATGGCTGCTCGCCGAGCTGGGCAGCCTCCATCTCGCGCTGCCGCGCGACCTCCCGGGGATCACGGCCCCGGGCACGCATGACCGCGGAGCGAGTCGTCAGCCCCAGAGCGAGCTCCTTCTCGATGCCAGCCATTTCCTTGTTCGGATCCACCCAGGGCATCGCAGGACGGCTGAAATCGCAGTCGCGAAGCGATACGGGGTCGATATCGGACATCATTCGAAACAGGTCGCGATTCCCGATCACAGCGGCATCGAGAAATGCGTGCCACTTCGGCATTTCGAGGCGCGAGACAACCCAGGACCATACGATGCCGTAGTGCGCGTGCTGTTCGACGAGCTCCTGGCGCTGTGCGCTATACGTGCCGTTGTAGTTGCGACTCAGGCTTGAGTATGAAAGGCCGAGGCCGGAGGCCAAGGCTCGGAACTGATCCTGTCGGAACGGGATCAGCGCATTGTTCGGACGATTCGAAACGATCGACTGCATCTCCTCGCCAGGCTGGAGATCATCGATGACCATTCCCGGGACGAACTCGATTTCACGGTAGTCGTTGTCGGGATCGGACGGCGGCGTGTACATGTAGGGATCGCCCTTCTTGATCGAAACCGCCATCGCTGCGGCGACGCGGGCTGCGACACGCTCCGTCTCGTCGATTTCGTTGATGTCGCTGATTCGGCGCAGTGCTGCCGCAAACAGCGAGACTCCGCGCACCTGCCTGATCCGATCCTTCAGCGCGAGGTGTGACACGAACCGAGCTTCTATGCGGCGCGTGTCTTCGCTGTTCTGCAGGCGGACAGTGAAGTCCTCGTTGATTCGCCGCTTCAGGAGGTGGTACGCAACCGGTCGGCTCCAATCGTTCAGCTCGATGCCCTGCTCTATCTTCCGTGCCACGTCCTGGTACAGCGAAGGGCAGTATTCCGCCTCGATCAGCTCGTAGCTGTAGGGGACAATCGTTCCGTGCTGCAGGCCCGGGATGCGGTCGACCAGATGCTGTGCGAAGACCTCGCCGTCGCGCAGCGCTGATCGCACGGCAACGCGCTGCGCCGCGGGCTCGTCGAACTCCCACGTCACTTCAGGACGCCTCGCCCACTCCCGGTAGAGGTGCGAAAGCGTCTCGTTTAGCTCCTCGTGCAGATCGCCGTTGCGGAGCCGGATCTGCGGCTCAGGCTTGATCCCGGCGCCGACGACGTTGGCGACCATGGTCCCCAGCGCGCCGCGCGCGATGTCGCTGTTGTGCTCAAGGTGCCGAGCCTGTTCGCGAAGGCTGCGCGCTGCGTCGCCGACCGCCGCGTTCGGTCCACGGCTCTCGCGATCCGCACGGTGCTGACGCGTCTTGCGCGCTGCCTCGTAGACCGCGGTCATCGCGCGGGCGCGAAGCCGGCGCTCGGCGTACAGCGGGAACGTAGATGCAATCAAGCGATCCAGTCGGCTCATCAGAACCGCGCCACGCCGAATCGTGAGCGCCGATCGCTACTCAAAGCTCGCTGCTCGAGCTCCGCCTCCACGCGCGACCAGTAGTTGATCTGACCCCGCACCTGGGCAGCGTCCGAACGGGTCAGCGTTCGGCCGTTCATCGAGAACGACTGGCCCGACGCAAGCGCAAGGTCGGCCGCGATCCACGCCTGGAGATTCGCGCGGACCGTGCCGAGGTTCAGGGTGGGCATTGCTACCTCCGAATCCAGGACTGGCCGCGGCGGCCGACCCAGTTCGATTTTCGTTGCGGCCGCGGCCGTGGTGTCGCTCGCTCGGGCGAAGGAGCCCTTTCCGGCTCGTTGAGCTTCGCGCCGAGGTGCTGCAGCGCGATGCGCAGCGCCGCGAACGCGTAGACCCTGCAATCCAGCGCCTCGACCCGCGGGCGCGTTGCGTGCCACTCGAAGTAGCTGTGCCCGCGCGAGAACTTGCGCCGCTTCA